AACATTGCATTTAGTGGGTCATTGAAGGGTGGACTAATCCCAGGCTTAACTGTGGTTGCAGGACAATCAAAGTCATTTAAGACTTTACTGTCTTTGTACTGCATGAAAGCCTATCTAGATAAATTCGCAGACGGAGTTGCACTATTGTATGACTCTGAATATGGTATCACACCAGAATATCTAGAAAGTTACAACATCGATACGGATCGTGTGATCCATATCCCAGTAGAGAATGTCGAAGAACTTAAGTTCGATATTACTAAGAGGTTAGATCAGATTGAGAAAGATGACAATGTGTTCATCATGATTGATTCGGTTGGTAACCTCGCATCGAAGAAAGAAGTAGACGATGCTATGAACGAGAAGGCAGTTGCCGATATGTCTCGTGCCAAAGCACTCAAGTCTCTTTTCCGTATTGTTACGCCTAAGTTAACTGCACGAAATATTCCATTACTTGCAATCAACCACGTGTACCAAGAGATCGGTATGTTCCCAAAAGCCATCGTGTCTGGTGGTACAGGGATCTACTATTCTGCAAACCAGATCTTTATCATTACCAAATCGCAAGAGAAGGATGGTACAGATCTCGCAGGATTTAAGTTCACTATCAATATTGAGAAGTCACGATTTGTCAAAGAGAAATCTAAACTTCCATTCACTGTCCTATATGATAGCGGCATCCAGAAGTGGTCGGCATTGTTTGACCTCGCATTGGAAGCTGGTTTCATTGCTAAGTCCACGCAGGGTTGGTATAACCTTGTAGACTTAGACACAGGAGAAATCATTGAACCTCGTCGTCGATTGAAAGATATCGAAAAAGATGATGCATTCTTTGAAAAACTACTTGACAACGATGCATTTAACGTGTATATTGAGCGCAAGTACAAATTAAACAGTGAGCACCACAATGATAGAACAGACGATCTTATCGAATCTACTTCTTAATGATGAATACTACCGCAAGGTATACCCATATCTGAAGGAAGATTACTTCGAAGACATCACGCTACGTAAAGTGTTCCAAACATTTGTAACGTATGTCGAACAATACAAGGAGCCTCCATCCGTGGAGGCTCTAAAACTTTCCATTGACAAACGTAAAGACTTGAATGAGGATCAATACAAAGACGCTCAGTCTGAAGTATCCAGTATCTCTCGTGATGACACAACAGACATGCAGTTTCTTATTGATGAGACTGAAAGGTTCTGTCAAGATCGTGATCTGTACAACTCTATTCGTTCGTCAATCAACATTCTTGAAGGTGAAGGTGAAGGACTTGATAAAGGTTCTATCCCCCAACTCCTATCTGACTCTCTCAGTATCAGTTTCGACACCAGTGTTGGACACGACTTCTTAGAAGAGAGCGAAGATCGGTACGAGTACTATCACCGAAAAGAAGAACGCATTCCCTTTGACATTGATATTCTGAATAAGATCACCAAAGGTGGTTTGCCTCGTAAGTCTATGACTGTACTACTCGCCACGACTGGTGGTGGTAAGTCATTACTTAAATGTCACATGGCGGCGAATGCACTGATGTACGGTAACAATGTCCTCTATATTACTATGGAGATGGCAGAGGAAGAGATTGGTCGTCGTATTGATGCGAACATCATGGATGTGACGTTGGATGAAGTATCCACTACACCACGTCATGTGTTTGAGAAACGTATGGGACGATACAAATCTAAGACGACAGGTAAACTGATTGTAAAAGAATATCCTACAGGATCAGCACATACTGGTCACTTCAGACACCTGTTGAATGAATTGCGAATGAAGAAAGGGTTTGTACCTGATCTTATCTTCGTAGACTATTTGAATATCTGTGCATCCGCACGTGTTAAAGGTGCCGCCGCAGCAAATAGTTACACACTTGTAAAATCAATAGCAGAAGAGGTGCGTGGACTTGCAATGGAATTTAATTGTGCTGTGGTTACTTCGTCTCAGTTCAATCGTGACGGCTATGGGAATAGTGACGTTGACCTTACTAATACTTCTGAGAGTATGGGAATTACGCACACTGCCGACTGCATTTTAGGACTGGTGACTACAGAAGAACTAGATGAACTAGGACAACTTATGTTGAAACAGTTGAAGAACCGTTGGGGTGATACTGGATATTACCGTAGGTTCCTCGTAGGTATTGATCGATCCAAGATGAAGATCTATGACCTCGAACCAAGTGCGCAGGATAATATTGGTCAGTCTATGGACAATAACAGTCAGGTTACCAAACCTGCACTCCCTAGTGAACTACCTGCACTCAAGAAAACAAAGAAGAATATCTTTGATGACGTGAGTGGGTTGCAATGATAAATAGTTCGAAAACAACAAATAATTTGAGTTCGAACATGAAATCCTACAAATCTTACATCACGGAATCTAAAATCAAAGCAGAAGATTTCGAGGCTGCAATCGTTATGGGTTGGTATGCAATTACTAACCAACCCTTCGATGCCTCAACTGCAGGTATTACTGATAAAGTACACACCTTACTTCTACAGAATCCTGAGTACATCGAAGCGGGTAAACGTATTGCACAAGACATTAAAGACCATTTTAAGTTGGGTAATAATGTTAAGGCAGAACAGTACGGACGTGCTAAATCTAAACTGACTGGTTTCTGGAAGACTTATGGTGCAACAGACACTACACCTAAGTGTGACATTCTGATTGGTAATAAACGTTTATCACTGAAAATTGGAATGGCTCAGTTAATGTCTGGTGGTAAAGCAGAATCAGTTGCAACATTTTATGCAGCGATGGAAAAATCTAAAATCGAAGAATCCGCACAATTGAAAAAGGTTGTGGGGATTTTTGAGGATTTTGTGACCACATCTCTGGCACCAACTCAACTACGTCCTCTCATCAAATCTCGTGAGAACCCTCTTGTCAACCAAGGAGAGGCGGCACACAAGACGATTATGAATGAACTAGGCGTACTATTCCAAACAAATGAACAATTCAAAATAGAATTTGCACGTGAGGCAATGTCTGGGTTCATGAAGTATGGAACAGGCAGTAATTCTGCGGCAGAGTTTATGGTAGTATCAGATCATAGTGGGTCTTCAACAAAAATTACATCTGTAAATGACGATGCGTACTGCAAAATGATTGCAGATCAAATGAAACTACAGGCACGTTTCAAAACATCTTCACGTAAACTTAAAGGTAAGAAGACAGGTGAGTATAATTTCTGGTCTGTAATTTCTCTTATTGTGGATGCGAACCTTAAAGAAGAAACTGAACAATTAGACGAGAATTCATTCAGACGTATGTTGCAGAAAGTCAAGGGTAAAGTTGGTGGTTACATCAGCAAAGCTACTCAGTATGTTCGTGGTAAAATGTCAAATGTGTTGAAGTTCTTTGGACTCCAACCAGACATCACAGTTAACAAGGACATCAGATTCTAATGCAACGTTTTAGTCAATTCGTCCTATCCGAAGAAAAAAACCTTCACATGACACATGCAGAAGATGCAGTGATCGATGGTGGAGTGACAGGCACACGTAACGTAATTAATTACCTTCGTGCAATCAGAGACATGTTAGGTGGTAATTCTAAATCTGCCGTAAACTTATCAGTCAAATGGGATGGTGCACCTGCAATCTTTGCAGGCATTGATCCATCAGATGGTAAGTTCTTCATTGCGAAGAAAGGTGTGTTCAACAAAAATCCAAAAGTTTATAAGACAGCCCAAGAAATTGATAATGACAGTTCTATTAAAGGTGACCTCAACTCTAAGTTCAAAGTAGCACTTTCAGAATTCGCAAAGTTGGGAATTGAAGGAGTGATACAAGGTGATTTTCTCTACACTACAGAAGATTTATCGACAGATACTATTGATGGAGAATCGTATGTTACTTTCCATCCTAATACGATTGTTTATGCGATACCAAAGAAAAGCGAACTCGCTAAAAAAATATCAAGATCCAAGATCGGTGTGGTCTGGCATACAGTCTACAGAGGAGAATCTCTTGAGACAATGTCTGCAAGTTTTGGAGAGAAGATTGCATCTAATCTCAAAGAAGTAAAATCTGTCTGGGCAGTTGATGCCGTATTCGAAGATAAGTCTGGTAGTGTAACCATGACTGCAAAAGAAACCGCCGCAGTGAATAAGAAACTGTCTGCCGCAGGGAAGATCTTCAGAACAATCAAAAAAGATATTCTAAATGAGATGGGTAACAATGCTGAATTGAACCTACGTATCAACACATTCATTAACGTGAAGGTTCGTGAAGGTCAACGTATTGGTAATCCTAGATCATTCGTTAAAGATCTTGTGAAATACATTCAAGACTATTACAATAAAGAAGCAGATAAGAAGAAAACTGAACGTGGTAAGAAAACGCAGACAGATAAGATGTCTAAAGCGTTAATAATGTTCAGTGACAAGAACACCAAAGAGATCGAAAAGGTATTCGAACTCTATAACTTATTGGTTGACACTAAGTTGTTGGTTCTTGACAAACTCAATAAAGTAGATAGTTTAAAAACATTCCTTAAAACAAATAAGGGATATGAAGTTACTAATCCAGAAGGATTTGTTGCAATGGATCGCTTGGGTAAGAACTCTCTTAAACTCGTAGATCGCCTTGCCTTTAGTAAGGCAAACTTTGATCCTCAGTATATCAAAGGATGGCAGAAATAATGTCAAGCATACATTACCTAAAACGATCACATAACGAAGCAGTAATCAAAGTATACGTAACAGACTCATCTGGCGATACTGTTGATATTGCATTATCTGATCTAATATCTAACGGTGAAACTTATACAGCGGCTGATGCTTCTGTTACAATTAAAGAAATCCACTGGGGTTGTAAAGTCAATAAACACGTAGACGTTTCTAGGTGGGATGGAGTAGCACCACATGGGCATTATTATTTCGTAAACTCAGGTTCATTAGAAATGAAAGGTTTCGTAGATAACGTGTATTCAGATAGAGATATACGAATTGTCGGTGACGGACCTTTCCATTGCATAATGAAATTGACTAAGGTTAATGGTTACTCATAGAAAGATGGAGAACAAACATGTTGGGAAGATTATCAGCAGTATTGTTGGGAATTTTCCTGGCAATGCCAATTAATGCACAGGCAGAACAGTTCGTAATGCCGATTGGTTTGAGGTGTGACACAGATGCCAACAACATCATAGACATGGTTCAAACAAAATATGGCGAAATTCCTTTCGCTAGTTCACAAACTTTGGTACAAGTAGTACCACAGGGGGGATGGTTGCCTGGTGTTACTATGCAGTTTATCAATCCTTCGAGCGGTTCATTCAGTTTAATTATGATGGATGAGAACACAGGCGCAGGATGTCTGGTTATCGCAGGTCAAAAAATGACTGTCATCAAATAGTCATAAATACATATAACAGAAATACTTGGAGATTAGATTATGGGAATGATACGTGATCGTGGCCACGATGGTGGAAACACTTGGAGATGGTTAACAATAGAAAAACTAGTTCGACAGAATGGTTGGACTAAAGGTGCGGAACTTGGTGTATGGATGGGACAGACCTTCACACACCTCGTACGCACATGTAAGAACCTACACATGATTGGTGTAGATTTATACGCACCTCAACCTCAGAACAATGGTCCAGAGAAATGGACCGCAGGCGAGAACGGACATCCTTGGGATCATGAATCGTACTATAAACGCATGGCACAGTTCTGCGCACAGTACCCAGACCGAGCGTCCATCCACAAAGATTTCACAACAGAAGTCGCAAAGACTGTAGAAGACGAAAGTCTGGACTTTGTATTCATTGACGCTGATCATGGATATGAAGGATGCGCACGTGATATCGACGCATGGGCACCAAAAGTTCGTAAGGGTGGTTACGTTATGGGACATGACATCCACTTCGATACAGTTTTGAAAGCCGTGACAGAACGTTATGGTGACAACTATAATGTAGAAGATGATTTCGTTTGGTGGGTTGAGAAGTAAATGGACAAACATCCAGATCACGATAAGTATCCAAGAGATACGACTGAAGAGGTAAAACTCACACAGGATTATCGTAAGTGGGTTTTCGATGGCATCTATCGTAACTTTGCGTGGAGACAACACGAGAACACAGAGTCTCGTAGCGGCGCAGGATCTGGAACTGACTATACAATAAACTTACGACATCATCTACCGATTATGTGTGAAAAGTTTAATATAAAAAGCATTTTAGACGCACCCTGTGGTGATTTTAACTGGATGAAGATCCTTTTAGATGATTATGACCTACATTATACAGGTGGTGACATCGTATCTGATATGATACAGGACAATAAAACTAAATATCCAGATTACAATTTTTTAGAGTTGGATGTTGTTGAAGACGATCTGCCTTATGCGGATCTATTCTTTTGTAGAGATCTGTTTTTTCACTTACAAACAGAACATTGTCAAAAGATTATCAAGAACTTCTTAGACTCTGGAATACCTTACATTTGTTTGACATCACATAAACATGTGGCAAGTTATCCAAACGCATATGTTAACGTGGGTGAGTTTAGATTGATAGACGTGTTTAGAGAACCGTTTAACTTTCCCCAAGACGTTCTATATAGATTTGATGACTCAGGTGAACAAGCAGGCAAATATCCCTCAAGGGACATGATACTATTAAAAAGAGAGCAACTGTTATGAATATCGAAAAGAAAATAACACAAATTTGGATTGGGCCAAAAGCCCCACCCCTTCAGTGGATGAATACTTGGAAAGAGAAACATCCAGAGTGGTCATATGAAATATTCACAGACCAGATGTTACATGATCGTAAGTGGATGAACCAACACTTGATCGAAGCCTACTATAACGCAAAGAAGTATCAAGGTGTTTCTGACCTCATTCGATACGAACTTCTTTTAGAAGGTGGTGGTTTCTTCCCAGAAGCAGACATGGAGTGTCTAGAAAATACTGATGAACTCTGGGTTAACGATCCTCATAAAGCATATACATGTTATGAAAACGAATTATATCGTGCGAGTAACGTACAACCTATTCTCGCATGTAATCCTGGCAACATGTTTGTTCGTCTATTGGTAGAAACATTACACCAAGTTCGTGCAGACCAACTTTCACCAGAACCATTCAGATCTACAGGAAACCAATTCCTTAGTGGTTTGATCCATGACAACATGTATCACTTGAAAATCTTCCCATCACATTTCTTCACCCCTACGTTCTACGTTCGTGAAGCGAAACGTTATGATGGTCCAGATAAGATTTACGCAGAACATCACTGGGGTTCCACAGGAATGCCTTGGACTAATCAATACGCATCTGCAACTTAATGCATGGTGACAGGGGAAATATGTTAACCGTAAAGGTAATGGTTGTGACGGTGTTAGTATTACACCTCATAGTCATACCAATATGGATGTGGAGTTTAGGATTACATTGAATGTTTATATCACCCAAATACAAATTTATCTTTCTTAGAGTTCCGAAGACTGCATCAACCAGTCTTTCGGAATTCTTTATTAAAAACGTAGACGATCCAGACGCTATCTATACTGAAGTCGAGGATAGTAAAATTGCAGGTACTCTCTCTGATCAAAAACTTGAAGAGATTAGAGGAAAGCATGACGACTACCATCCGTTCAAACATCTTCACTTAAATCTAAATCAACTCGTCGAATACAACTTAGTTACTCCAGAACAAGTAAAGGACTATCGTTGCTTTGCCGTATTGAGAGATCCCATAGAACGTCAAAGAAGTTTCTATTACTTCTTTAAACGTTGGGATAAAGACCTAAAATCTAAACCATATAGTCTTAAAGAGTATAAGTATATGGCTCCACTAGGTTGGTTTGACGCAGATAAGGCGACAGGAGAGGATAACTCTAAACTCCTACAGTCTGACTTTTTGAAATTTGAAGGAAAAAATAATGGTGAATATTGGTTATATGAGAACTTGACAGAACATCTTACATCGTTTATGAATGAGTTAAACATACCAATAAACCATAAACTTCCGAATCACAAGTCGAATTACAGAGTAGATAGAATAGATGCAAGTAAAGAAATTCGTTTTGATTATGAATCTATTACATCTATGAGAGATTACTTTGTCAATGACTTTAATTTATATACAGTAATAAAGAAGAAACATCATGCAGACACAACTCGCTTACATACTCCGAATTAATAAAGAGATATCAGAAGAATATGCACAAGCCGCAATGGACTCTTGTCATTGGGTTGGTATTAAATGGGAAACATTTGATGGTTGGTGTGATATCCCTGGCGTACTTGCGTGGGCAAAATCTGATATTAATCTGACTATCAATGAGGGTAGACCTATTACTCTACCACCTGCAGACTATCCATATGAACCAAATGAGAATTTGAATGCTGCAGAGAAAGCTGAATGTTGTACAGTTGGACACGCCGCTATTTGGAAACTGATTGCAGAAGGTGAAGAGGATGTGGGTATCGTACTAGAACACGATGCACTCATGTTGACAGACATACCTATAGATATACCAGAGGGTAAGATTGTAGTGTTAGGATATAAATTACCAGATCCTTCTAGATACGATCACGAAAGAGCAGGACCTCCAACAGAGTTCATAGATATCGATGGACATGAAGGCGCACACGCATATGCAATGACGAAAGCGACTGCACGTACACTGGTAGATGAGATTGAAAATGGGGGTAGATTAGGGTGTGTAGATAACGCTTACTTTATCCTTAACCAGAGACGCACTAGTGTTCCTTTGTGTATTGCATCCCCCACTCCTGCTATTGGTTGGTTAAGACAATCAACTATTTGGGGTGGATCTGCATATAGAAACTATGAATTTATT